TACTTCATTATTATCAATCGCTTCTAGTAGAAAAGACTGTCTTGTTCTCTTTTCACCAAAAAAATCTGATGTTGTCGATAAATTTGGTACTGAGCAAACATCGATAATCTCTAGTGTTTCATCTATAACAGATTCAAATTATGGCGTAATGGATTGCAATTGGAAATATCAATATGATAGATACAATGACCGTTACGTCTGGACACCACTAAATGGTGATATCGCAGGCTTATGTGTATATACAGATTTAGTTCGCGATCCATGGTTCTCGCCTGCTGGTATTAATCGTGGCGTGATTAAAAATGTTGTTAAATTAGCCTGGAATCCAACGCAAGCTGAACGAGATTTGCTCTATAAAGCATCTATTAATCCAGTAGTTTCATTTGCTGGCGAAGGTACGATACTTTATGGCGATAAAACTTACACTAAAAAACCTACTGCATTGAATAGAATTAATGTTCGTCGTTTATTCATAGTTCTTGAAAAAGCGATTGCTCGTGCTGCAAGATCAACATTATTCGAATTCAATGATGAATTCACTAGAGCAGCATTTGTGAATTTAGTTGAGCCTTATCTCCGTGATGTTCAAGGTCGCCGTGGAATATACGAATATCGAGTTGTTTGTGACACTACAAATAACACACCAGAAGTAATTGATCGCAACGAATTCGTAGGTGACATTTATATCAAACCATCAAGAAGTGTAAATTTTATACAGTTGAACTTCGTTGCTGTTAGGTCTGGTGTAGCATTCGAAGAAATTGTCGGTAGATTCTAATAAATAAGAGAGATAGGAGATAAATTAAATGGCTTTCAACATTAACGAATTCCGCTCTCAAATGCAGGGAGACGGTGCTCGCCCAAATCTATTTGAGGTGACGTTACCTTTTCCTGCATTTTCCTTACCAGGTAATGCTAGTACAAAAATGTCTTTCATGTGTAGATCAGCACAACTTCCCGGATCAACAGTGAATTCTATTCCTGTTAATTATTTTGGAAGAGAGTTGAAATTTGCTGGCAATAGAACTTTTGCGGATTGGTCAGTAACAATTATTAATGATGAAGACTTTGTAATTAGAAATGCATTCGAGAGATGGATGAACGGACTAAACAGTCACAACTTAAATCTTCGTTCAGCAGGAGTAATTACACCAAGTAATTATACCGTTGATGGAGAAGTTAGACAATATGGAAAAGCAGGAAACATTTTGAAGAAATATCGTTTCATAGGATTATTTCCAACCGATATTTCAACTATTGATGTTGACTGGGGTTCCAATGATGCAATCGAAGAGTTTACTGTGAATTTGACATATCAATGGTGGGAATCAGTAGAGGCTGGAGTAGTCTAATAGTAGGGGGTTTCCCCCTACTATTTTTTCCATTATGGATATAATTTTATATAGGTGGTATATTTAATGGCGATTCGCTTATTTGGTTTTACTATAGGACAAAAAGACGTTGTTCGGCAAGAAGTTCCCGAACAGTCTTCGTTCGCTCTTCCGACTCAAGCACTGGATGATGGTGCAGTAACAATAACACAAAATGCACATTTCGGAACTTATGTCGATCTTGAGGGTTCAGTCCGAAATGAATTAGAATTAATCACTCGCTATAGAGAGATGTCCAATCATCCCGAGTGTGATATGGCAATCGATGAGATTGTAAATGAATCAATATCCCATGATGATGATGGAAAAATCGTTGATATTGTTATGGATGATTTAAAACAACCAGAAACGATTAAGAAAAAAATCAAAGAAGAATTTGAAAATATTTTAAAGATGCTCAACTTTTCTAATTTGGCATCCGATATTTTTCGCAGATGGTATATAGATGGTAGAATATACTACCATGTTATAGTAAACGAGAATAATCCCAAAGAGGGAATAAAAGAATTACGTTATATTGATCCTAGAAAAATTAGAAAAGTTAGAGAGATCCATAAAACAAAAGATCCAAAAACTGGTGCAGATATTATCAAATCTACAGCAGAGTATTATGTTTATAATGACAAAGGCACAACAACGCAAACATATACATCAAATGTAAATGCAGGACTTAGAATTTCTCCTGATTCGGTTATTAATGTGAATTCAGGTTTGATGGATGCAAAAAATACTTTTGTTATATCATATTTGCATAAAGCAATAAAGCCTCTGAATCAATTGAGAATGATTGAAGATGCTGTTGTTATTTACAGAATAAGTCGAGCACCAGAAAGAAGAGTTTTCTATATTGACGTTGGCAATTTACCTAAAGGTAAAGCAGAACAATATCTCAGAGATGTGATGATCAAATATAGAAATAAAATGGTATATGATGCTCAGACAGGCGAACTTAGAGATGATAGAAAACACTTATCGATGTTGGAAGATTTTTGGTTACCTCGAAGAGAGGGTGGTAAAGGAACAGAAATTACAACATTACCAGCTGGGCAAAATTTAGGACAAATGGATGATGTTCAATATTTCCAGAAAAAACTTTTACAATCTATGAACGTTCCCTATTCAAGATTGGAGCCACAAGGCGGTGGTCTAGTTGGAATAGGTAGAACTACTGAAGTCACTAGAGATGAACTAAAATTCAATCGTTTCATTGAAAAACTTCGTAATAAATTTTCACAAATTTTTGATCACGCTCTCACTACACAATTAGTTTTGAAAGGTATTTGTACAAAAGAAGAGTGGGAAGAATTTTTAGATAATGTATATTTTGAATATAAGAAAGATAATAACTTTGCTGAATTAAGAGATGCTGATATATTAGCAAGTAGAATTCAATTATTAACGCAAATTGATCCTTTTGTTGGTCGTTATTTCTCACAAGAATTCGTTAAGAGAAAAGTTCTTCGTTTAACAGATGAAGAAATTAAAGACATGGATAAACAAATTGAATCCGAACCTGAGCCACCACAACTTGGACCAAATGGGCAACCAATTCAGCAAGATCAGGAACAAGATCAAGCAACACCAGAACAATATCCTCCAGAAGATAATGTTGCAGAAAAAGGAAGTGAAGAGTCCGATACACCAGAATTAGATTCTGTTGTGAAGAGATTCAGTAGGGTAATAAATAACAGATAAGGAATAAAAATGGACGCAAGAAATTTTATTGATTTAGTTGGTGCTAACCAAAATTCTAACGCTGTTGATGCATTAACAGAATTGCTGGCATCAAAAGCATTCGATGCTTTAGAAAATAAGAAAAAAGAAATGGCAACATCATTGTTTAATGGTGTTGAGATTGAACAAGACGAACAAGAAGATTTGACAGATACCGAAATCGAACAATGAAATCTTTAAAAGATTTAAAAAATTTGTTTGAGCAAGAGAAAGACTTTTCTAAGTTTGATGCTCTCGTTCGCGCAGGTTTAGGCAATAAAGCACAGATTAGAAAATTGCATGATATTCTGAATAAAATGTCAGAAGAGAAACCAAATTTCTCTTCTGCTGAAAGAGCAATCATTCAAAACATTTTCAATAAGATGATAGATTTACTTTCAAATAATCCTAATATCTTTCAACAATCTAAAAAAGCATTAAGAGAATCTGTTATCGATACTTCCGATTATAAATTGAGTCCAAAAGGAAAAAAAGTAAAGTCACATAAAATTATTTTTAAAGATGATCCTTTAGTCAAAGAAGAATTCGTTAGAGATCCTCCTGTTGTTTTAGTATTAAAAAGAGATTCTATAAGATTATATCCAAATAATACTAAAGTCGCGATTTATAAAAATGATAAATTAAATAAACAATTCGCTATACAATTTACGCAAACAGATTCGGGTATGTTGCAAGCAGAAGATTATGATACAGAATTGCAAGAAAGTGTTATGGACACTCTCCATAAAATAGTTGATGGCAAAGCAGCACAAAAAGTAAAGTTTGCAACAGGAGAAACGAGAAAAGTTGATCACTTTACAGCATCAGCAATCGTTCAGATACACAAAGCCCTGAATGATGACAACAAGAAAAAATTTGCTGATATGGTACATAAGTCACCAGCACACTTTTCAAAAGCATCCGATTTCGCATTCAGCAAAAGAAAATGAATCTTATACAGAATATAGTAAATGGTGAATTGGATTTAGCTAGAGAGGACATATACTCTATATTGAATTCTCTTGCCTCAAAACGATTAGAAGAAATTAAAAGATATGTTTCATCAGATATATATGAGTTGGATGAAGCAAAAAGACCATCAAGTAATATATTAAGAATTGGTAGAGTTCAGAAAATCAGAAGAAGAATAAGAAGAAACGCAAAGGGCGGAATAATAGTACAAAAGAATGTTAAAAGATCATCAATAAAAGGTTATAGAGTTTCTGGTAATTCAATCAAAAGAATTCCTTCTGCACAAAGAATTTTAAAGACAAGAAAATTAAAAAGATATTGGGCAACAAAAGGTCGTGCTAGATTGACAAGAACACTACTAAAAAGAAAAATGTCTCTAAGAAAACGCAAATCAATGGGAATAAGATAAAATGTCCTTAGATATCACAAATTCATTAAGATCGAAGTCTACAATTAGACTTACTGGTAATACTGCGACAAGAATAAACTTGTCACAACTATCAGCGACAGTAAACGAAACTGTTACTTCTGCTGTAATTACTCAAGTATATACCAGTTCAGATGGAATATGGAAAATTTATAGAGGCAATGATGCAACTGGCGATTTAGTTTTAGAGTTATATCAGTCAGTCGCTTTACCTCTATCACAATTTGATATTGTAGTTTCATCAAACTCATCATCAAATTTATATTGCACGAATTCCGGTACTACAGGAACTCTTATATTATCTCTAAGTAAAACTGCTACTTATGTTAACGATGTCGATACAGGAATTCCAGTATGAAACTTATAAAAGAAACCGTTGAGAATGTTCGTTATATTAGAGAATCAACAGAAGATGGCAAAAAGCATCTTTATATTGAAGGTCCATTTCTTGTAGGTGAAGAGGTTAATCGCAATAGAAGAAAATATAAAATAGACACTCTAAGAGAAGAAGTTAAAAGATATACTGGCGAGTATATTAATACGAATAGAGCATTGGGCGAATTAGGACATCCTGATACGCCTACATTAAATTTGGAAAGAGTCTGTATCAAAATCGTATCTTTGAAAGAAGATGATAGAAACAGATTCATAGGAAAAGCAAAAGTATTAGACACGCCATACGGAAACATACTGAAAAGTTTTATCGAATCAGATGTTAGTGTTGGTGTATCTTCAAGAGGTATGGGATCATTATTACCCGGAGAAGATGGTATTAGTATAGTTGCTGACGATTTTCGTTTAGCTACTGCTGCTGATGTTGTTGCGGATCCTTCTGCGCCAGGAGCATTTGTGAATGGTATTATGGAGAATAGAGAATGGATTTTCGTTGAAGGTAGATATGTTGAAGTTGATATTGATAACGCAAAGAGACAAATACAAAGAGCCTCAGCAAAAGACATAGAAAAGGTGGCATTTCGCCTTTTCGAGAATTTTATTTCAAAACTTTAAAATTATAAATAAGTAAACATAAAGGAGATTCCTAATGGCTAAGAATAAACTTTTTGAGGCTGCTGCGGAAATTCTTGCAAACAGCAAAGGCAAGAATGCGATGCCTCCCGAAAAGCTAGAGGGCGAAGTACAAGTAGCTGGAGGTCCAACACCTCAAAATGCAAAGCCTGATGATGACTCACATAAAATGAGTTTTACATCAAAGAGTGCTACAGCACCTACAACTAAACCTTCTGATGCTTCATCCGATACACAGTTGAAAATGAAAAAAGAAGAAACACAGGAAGATGAGAATCTTGAAGTTGTTTCTGAAGAAGAAGTTTCTGAAGAAGATTTGGAACAACTTGAGCTAGAAGAAAAGAAAGTTTGGAAAGCTCAAATGAAAGAAGATGTTGATGCACTATTCGGTGATGATTCATCAATCTCTGAAGAATTCAAAACAAAAGTTACAACAGTTTTCGAAGCTCGGATTCTCGATAGAATTGGTATGATCGAAGAAGAAATCGAAGCTCATTATTCTTCGATGTTAGAAGAAGCTGTTGAAACAGTCAAACAAGATTTGACAGAAAAAGTTAATGATTATCTTTCATATGTTATTGAACATTGGATGGAAGAAAATCAAATTGCTATCGAAAAAGGCATTCGTGCTGAAATCACAGAAGATTTCATTGTTGGACTCCGTAATCTCTTTGCAGAGCATTACATCGATGTCCCAAGTGAAAAGGTTGACCTAGTTGACGAACTAGCAACCCAAGTTGAAGATTTGGAAGGAAAACTTAACGAAGAAATCGAACGTAATATTTCTTTCAAAAAACAACTTGTTGAAGCAACAAAAGTACAAATCGTCCATGATGTATGTGGTGACTTAACGGACACTCAAGTTGAAAAAATGAAATCACTCGCAGAGAGTGTAGATTTTTCCACAGAGGAAGAATTCAAACAGAAACTTGAAACGATTCGTGAAAACTACTTTCCATCTGGCGTAAAGAAAGCTGACGCTGCTCAATTAAATGAGCAGGTTGAAGTTGCCAATGAAAAACCAATGGTCAATGATCCTCTCATGGCAGCTATCGTCCAATCAATTTCAAAAACAAAAATCTAATTAAGGAGTTTTAAATGTATCTTTCAGAAGAACTACAAAAGAAATGGGAACCAGTTCTCGAACACTCAGAACTTCCCTCTATTAAAGATCCATACCGTAAAGCTGTTACAGCACTTGTTCTTGAGAATCAACAACAAGCAATGTTGAAAGAAGCTGGAATCCTTAGCGAAACAGCTCCAACAAACTCAGCAGGAAATAGCGGTTTCAGTGGTAGCGCAACAGGAACTGGTCCAGTTGCAGGTTTCGATCCAATTCTTATCAGCTTGGTTCGTCGTTCACTTCCGAATCTCATCGCTTATGATATTTGCGGTGTTCAGCCAATGACTGGTCCTACTGGTCTTATTTTCGCAATGCGTTCAATGTATGGCACAAATCGTGTCCCATCAACAGGTACCGAAGCTTTCTATAATGAAGCAAACACTGCACATGCTGGTACTGGTGCTCACGGTTCAATTGGTCTTGCTGCTAATACTGCTCTTGGTAGCGGCAATGTATTTGCCACTACAATGACAACTGGCACAGGAATGGATACAGCAACCGCTGAAGATTTGACACCAAATGAAATGGGTTTCAGCATCGAGAAAGTAAGCGTTACTGCTAAAACTCGTGCTCTTAAAGCTGAATACTCGATGGAACTTGCACAAGACCTTAAAGCAGTTCATGGTCTAGATGCAGAAACAGAATTAGCAAATATCCTCTCAACAGAAATTCTTGCTGAGATCAATCGCGAAGTTCTACGTACCATCTATACAGTTTCTAAAGTTGGTTGCCAAGTTGGAACAACTACAGCAGGAACTTTTGATCTAGACACAGATTCAAATGGTCGTTGGATGGTTGAAAAGATCAAAGGTCTTGCTTATCAAATCGAGCGTGAAGCAAACGTTATTGCTAAGACAACTCGTCGCGGAAAAGGTAATACCTTTATCTGTTCGTCAGATGTTGCTTCTGCACTAGCAATGGCAGGCATTCTTGATTATCAATCAGCATTGCAAGGTCAAATCAATTTGACTGTTGATGATACTGGTAACACATTTGCTGGTACAATGTTCGGTCGTATCAAAGTTTATATCGATCCATATTTCCCAACATCATCAACCGCTGAATTTGGCGTTGTTGGTTTCAAAGGTTCGAATGCTTATGATGCTGGCTTGTTCTATTGCCCATATGTTCCTCTACAAATGGTTCGTGCAGTTGATACAAACAACTTCCAACCAAAGATCGGCTTCAAGACACGTTATGGTCTAGTTGCTAACCCATTTGCGGAAGGTACTGCACAAGGTTCTGGTGCAC